CAGGTCGAGGTCAACACCGACCTGACCGACGAGGACGACATCGAAGTGCTGACGCCGTTCCGGGTCTGGACGCGCACCGGCGAGGGCATTGAGGCGGGCGAGCCCATGATGCGGGTGCACGACTTCCCGTCGCATCTGGGCGAGTTGCTGCCGCTCGCGCGCTGGTGGCTGGAGTTGGGCGACGAGACGACCGCCATCCCGCGCTTCGTCTACGCCCAGCCGCAAGGCGGCGCGGCCCGGACGGTCGGCGGCCTGTCGATGCTGCTGGGGCAGGCGAACATCACCCTGAAGGACGGTGCGCGCAATTGGGACGACGGCATCACCACGCCGTTCATCACCGCCCTCTACGATTGGGAAATGCAGTTCGGCAGCGAGCCACTCTGCAAGGGCGATTACCAAGTGGTCGCCCGCGGGTCGTCGTCGCTGGTGGCGAAGGAGATCCGGGTGCAAGCCCTGCGCGAGTTCCGGACGACGACCGCCAACCCGCTGGACGCGCCGCTGGTCAATCGTCTCGACGTTCTCCGGGCGGAGGCGATGGCGATGGATCTGCCGACGTCGATGGTCAAGACCGACGAGCAGTACGAGCAGATGACCAAGGAACAGAACATGGCGCTGCAACTGCAAGCCCAGGTCGGGCAGATGGCGGAGGAAATGCAGAAGATGCAGGACGCCCTCCAGAAGGCGGGCATCCAGTTGCAAGCGACCGAGAAACAACTGGAAGAGGCGCGGGACGACTCCGCGACCAAACTGAAGATGCTGGACATCGGCGGCAAGCTTGCCGTAGCGCGAGCCGGCCGCGAGCAGAAGGCGCAGGACGCGCTGGAGCAGGAGGCCGCCGGCATCGACGAGGGCGTGAACAGGGCATTCTTGGAGCAGGCGCATGGCGACCAATCGACCTGACGAGCGCAGCGCGCTGGGATTCCTGCTCGACCCCCGGCACTCGCCCGGCGTGCGCGAGAACCTGACGCGCTGGCTGGAAGCGCGGCTGGAGGCGACCCGCGACGCGCTGGTGGCTGCGGAGGGACTGAACGAAGTGATGCGTCTGCAAGGTGCGGCGCAGGAGTTGCAACAGATGCTGCGTGCCGCGAACCCGCGCGAGAAGAAGGAAGTCGCTGGGTTCGTCGCACACCCGGAGTTCATGTAGTGCTGCGGAACACGCAGATGACTGACCCAGCGCGCCGCGAGGCATCCGCGGGGTCGTTTCTTTGTACGGAACGCGCTTCACGCGCCCCGGAGTGAACATGGCTATCGAACAAGACGACCAGCAGGAATTCGACCAAGCATTCGGCATCGCGGCCGGCGTATCAGACCCGCCTCCTCCTCCAGAGGACGCGCCTGAGAAGTCCGATCCGGAGCCGAAGGAAACTCCCCCGGAGCCGACCCCGGCCGCCGAGGCACCGCCCAAGACGGAGACGCCGCCCGCGGCCGACCCGCCGAAGGACGAGGCAGCGCACCTGAAAGGGCGCGTCGGTTGGCTGGAAGGCACTCTTCGACTTGAGCAGGAAAAGGCCCGCAAGCTTCAGGAGGAACTCGAGGCCGCCCGCAAGGCGACCCCGGTCCAGGACCCTGGCGCAACGGATGACGAGGCGGAAGCGATCATCAAGGAGTTGGAAGACGAACTCCCCACGGTCGGGAAAGCCATGCGCGCCCTCCTGAACAAGGCCACGGCGGCGAGGCCCGCGAGCACCGACGAGATCGACCGCGTCGTGCGCGAGCGCGTTGCCCCCATCGAAGAGACGTACAGGAAGGCGGAAGCGGACAGGCACTTCAGCACCATCCGCGCCGCCCATCCGGACTTCGACCAGATCACCGCGAAGGATTCGGAACTGTTCTCGTGGGTGGAGAAGCAACCGTCGTATCTCCGTGCGGGCATGACCAGCGTCCTCAACGAAGGCAATGCTGCGGACGTCGTCGACCTCCTGACCCGGTTCAAGCAGGAGACGAACAGGCCAACCACAACGGCGCGCGGGGCAGCACCCAACCGCGCAAAAGAAATCGCTGCCGCCAGCGCAGTCGCGCGGCGCTCCCCGGCCACGGTGCCGCAGAGTGCTCCCGACCCCGACGACTACGATGCCGCCTTTGAAGAGGCGGTGCGGGCCGGCAGCAAGTGACCCAACAGGAGTAACACCTCATGGCTCAAACGCAATATGGCGACATCTCGCCCCGCACCGCCGCCTACGCCGCGTCGGAAATGCTCAAGCGGGGCATTCCGTTCCTGAACCTGGAGAAGTTCGGTCAGGTCTTCGTCATTCCCAACAACAAGACGAAGAGCGCGATCTTCCGCCGCTACAACTCGCTGCCGTTCACCCCGAATGCGCTGACCGAAGGCGTGACGCCGCCGGCGAAGCAACTCACCAAGACCGACGTCACCGCGAACCTCGTGCAGTACGGTGACCGGATGGAGACGTCGGACGTCGTGATGGACACGCACGAAGACCCGGTGCTGTCGCAGATGACCGAGATTCTCGGCGAGCAAGCCGCGAACATGATCGAGACGGTGCGCTGGAACGTGGTCAAGGCCGGCACCAACGTCCTGTACTCCGGTTCCGCGACCTCGCGTGGCACGGTCGTCGCCGCCGTCTCCGACGCCTTCGTCGGCAACGCGGTGCGCGCCCTCAAGCGGCAGAATGCGCGCAAGGTGACCAAGGTCATCCGCTCGACTCCCAACTACGGGACGGTCGGCGTGAATGCCTCGTTCGCTTGCCTGTGCCATCCGGACTTGGAACGCGACATCCGCGGCCTGACCGGGTTCCGCGACGTCGTCGACTACGGTCAGGTCACGCCGTGGGAAAACGAAATCGGCAAGGTCGCCGAGGTGCGCTTCATCACCTCGACCATCTACGCGCCGTTCGCGGACGCCGGCGGCGCCAAGGGCTCGATGCTGTCGACCAGCGGCACCAGCGCGGACGTCTACCCCCTGCTGTTCCTTGGCGTGGACGCCTACGGCATCGTGCCGCTCAAGGGCGGATCGTCGCTCACCCCGATGGTCGTCAACCCCAAGCCCAGCGACTCCGACCCGATGGGCCAGCGCGGCCATGTGGCGTGGAAGTCGATGCAGACCGCAGTCATCCTGAACGATATGTGGATGATCCGCGGCGAAGCTGCGGCGACGGCGTAAGCCTGACACAACCCGGTCGGGGCGGTTCGCCGCCCTGCTCAATCTCTCTCTGAAGGAGTTTCTCACTCATGCGTGATCTCTACTCTGCGGCCCGGTCGCTCGCGACTGCGTGCTACACCAAGGGCGTCCTCGCCATCCAAACGGCGGCGGCGGCAACCTGCAAGACCACGAACGCGCTGGTGTATTCCATCGCCGGCATCATGTACACCAAGACGGCGCTGGCGACGCAAGCCCTGACCGCGCCCAGCGGCACGGTGTACTACACCCAGCCGGCGAACACGACCGCGTATCTGGTCGTGACGCTGGATGCGGCGGGCACCGTGGTGACGTACCAAGGCGATTACGCCGGCCGGGTGGTCAATTCGGCGCCCAACGTCGGCATGGTCAACGCCCAGCAAGTGGGCGTGGTCGGCGGCGGGTATCTGCCGGATCTTCCGGACACCGTCTGCCCGATTGGCATCATCAAGGTGGCGACCGGCGCAACGACGTTCCTGCCCGGCACCGACGCGCTGGACAAGGCGAGCGTGACCTTCACGTTCTTCGACCTGGCGCAGTACCCGACGACCCAGCCGTAATCGCGGCGTAGCAACGGCGCAGGGAGGGTCACTCCTCCCTGCCCATCCAACTGGAGAGGCGAATGAACCAGACGTTTTCCACAAGCGACCCCATCGCATACCGTAACGAGCTCGAGTTGCTCGAGCGGCTCGACCTCATCGAGCACGCCAAGGCGGCGATGCCGGGGTTCACCGACGAGGTCGCGGCGAAGCGGTCGAGCAAGCAGATTGTCGACGCGCTGGTGACCGCGGCGCGGCAGGCGGCGAAACCGCCCATGCCCATGCCGGCCGAGTTGAAGCAGCAACCGAAGATCAAGATCAAGATCAGCAACAGCGAAGGGCCGGGCGGGCGCGACGATGTCCCGGTCGGGGTCAACGGTTACGTCTACCAGATCAAGCGCGAGCACGTTGTCGCCGTCCCGAAGGCGGTGGTCGAGGTGCTGCGGAACGCGCGCGTCACCAACATGGAACTCCAGGTTGACGGGTCGATGATCGAAACCGACTACCCGCGCTTCAACGTGCAGG